TTGAAAAAGGAAATTTAAAAGATATGTTATTGACTTTAAAACACGAACTTATGCACGTTTGGTTATACGAAAACGGACACACAAACCAAGACGGAAAAGAAGTGTTTGACTATGAAGATATGTGCGAGTTAGTGGCTTTGAGTAACAATTCAATTAATAGAATAGTAGAGTTATATCTGCAAAATAAACAAGGGTAGATGCTTTTAAGTGTTTACTCTTTTTTTTATAAATTTTTTTATTTTTTTGTTTAAAAGTATTGACAAAGTAAAAACAACAATATATAATAAGAGTGTAAAAAGAAAAGGGGGAATTAAAAATGAACAGTATTTTATTAATATTAATAGCAATGTTTAAAGTTTTAGTATTTTTTATAGGAAGTAGCATAGCAATATTTTTAGCATTTATGTTATTACAATTAATAAGTTATAGAGTTTTCAATTATAACATATATCAAAAACTTAATGATAAATTTATTACAAAAGAATTGAATAAGTAAGGGGGTGTAAAAAATGAATGAAGAAGCACAATGGTTAGAAGCTAATATACAGAATTTAAAAGACGCATATTCTGAATTAGTTAAGGCAATGAATAATATAGTAGAAATTGATGCATTAGATGATCAGTATAAACAGCTTGAAAGAATTGCAGATGAAATTGACAATGAAAGAATTAACTTAGAAATAGAATTAGAACAATTAGAAGAAACAATGTTTTATGAAGAAAAGCAAGAACAATGGCAAAAAGAAAGACAAGAAGAATTAGAACAATTTTGGAAAAGTAGAATTTAGGAGGATTTAAAATGAAAATGTATGTAAATATGGAAGATTTAAATGATTACGAGAAAAAACATAATAGAGTAAGTTACAGGAGGTTAGTTGATAGAATAAGTAATAATATCTGGTTATTTAATAAAGCGCCAGAACTTTCTGATTATTGTTTTGATTTTGAATTAAATAATGATTATGATGAAGACGTATATCAATATTATTTAATTGATATTAGTCCATATGCATTGGAAAAATTACAAGAATTAAAATGTAAAGATTTAATAATAGGGTGGAGTGAAAAACTAGAAGAATATGTGTTGTTTGTAACACATTTTGGAACGTCTTGGGATTACGTGTTAACAAGCATTGAACCAACAACAATCTTAGGTGAAGCGGATTTATAGGAGGTAAAAAATGGAATGTAAACAATATGTAGAAAGTAAATTAGCACAAGACAATGAGACATATATTTTTTATTGCAGTATAAAAAATGCAATGACAAATTATAAGGATTGTTTAAATTGTAAATATAATAAATTTAGAAGGAGTTAAAAAAATGAATATTTATGAAAAATTACTAAAAATACAAATGGAGCTAAAAGCACCAAAAAACCAAACAAATAAATTTGGAGGATACAAATACAGAAGTTGTGAAGATATATTGGAAGCGGTAAAACCAATATGTGAAAAATACAAGGTAAGTTTAATATTAAATGATGACATTGTAGTACTAGGGGAAGGAAATGCACAAGTATTAAAAAATATTGATAAAAAAAACGATATAACAGATGAAGCAATAACATCTGGTCAAAGGTTTTATGTTAAAGCTACTGCAATGTTATATAACACAGAACTAGACAAAAATGGGCATTTAGAAACAGTTGGAAATACAGCATATGCAAGGGAAGCGGAAACAAAAAAAGGAATGGATGAAAGTCAAATAACAGGAACAGCAAGTAGTTATGCAAGGAAATATGCATTAAATGGATTGTTTAATATAGATGATACAAAAGATGCAGATACAGATGAATTCGTTGAAAGAACACAAGGAAGTAGAATAACAAAAATACAAGAAGATGCATTGTATTTAAAAATAAAAAATAACAATATAGAAAATGATGATGTAATAGCAATTCTCAAAGAAAAAGGATATAGCAAATTAGCAGAAATTAAGATTGAAGATTATGTTGATATAGTAAAGAAAATAGAAAAATTAGGAGGATAAAAAATGAAATATGAAAATATTACATTAGAAGAATGTATAGCTTACAATAAAATTGCAAAAATGATTTTTGAGTGTGATGCAGATAAAAAAGAAGTTAAATTTAAAAGGGAGGAAGAATAATGGAGGAAATGTTGCAGCTAAACCAATTAAATACTTATTTGACATCTGCATTAAGTGAATACAAAAAAAGAGGAACAGAGTATGCAAAAGCATATAAAAATTATAGAATGTTATTAAGTCAAGAATTGTTAAAATTAAAAGCAGAAGGAATGCCTGTAACTATTGCATATGATATAGCAAGGGGAACAGAACAAGTAGCAGATGCAAAAGAGCAAGAAATAATCACGGAATGTTTATATAAAAGTTGTCAAGAAGCGATAAACACATATAAATTACAAATAAAAATATTGCAAGAAAATATAAATAAGAATTATTAAGGGGGAATTAAAAATGAAACAATGGGAAATTATATTAAATGCAATGCTAACAAATAGAAATAAAATAACATGGACAGCAAAAGATTTTCAAAAAGAACCATATTTTGTAGGATATGAAGCAAGTGCAAGGATGAGTGAATTAGCTAAAATATATCCTGATTTAATAATAACAGGAAAAGATGGAAGATTTAGAACATTATCAATTAATTGGAATTGTGAAGAAATAGATATGTATTTAGAATTTTATGTAGAGGAATAAAAATAATGTATTGTAAAAATATGAGTAAGGCTTTAAATGGAAAAATAAGGTGTAAAAAAAGAAAAGGGTATATAGATATATACTTTCACTGTCAAAATTGCTCAGATTTTATTTTGAAGCGAAATAAGCCTATAAAAAAAGTAAGTGATAAAAGAATTTTTGTAAAAAAGGAAATATATGATGAAGTTTATAAAAGAGATAAAGGAAAATGCAGGTTGATGAATAAAGAATGTCAAGGCGGTTTGGAATTGCATCATATAGTTTACAGATCAGAAAATAAAAATTTAATAAATGAGCCAACAAATTGTATAATGTTATGTACTAGACATCATAAATTAGTACACAGCAACAAACATAAATGGCAACCAATTTTAAAGGAGATGATAAAATGATATATAAATATAAAGTACCAGAAAGATTAAGATATGTATATGGAAAAAAGACATTATATTGTAAAGTTACACAAGAATTACAAATGTTGAATGGAGATATGGCATATAAAGTTAAAGTATTAAATTGGAATGATAGAACAGATATATTTTTAAAGTCAGAATTGAAAGAATTAAATTTATTAGATAAAATAAAATTAGGAGGTAAAAAATAATGAATGATAATATAGGAGCATTATGGGTTAAAGAAGGTAAAAAAGGAGATTTTTATAGCGGATATATTGAAGTAGAAAATGGCGGTAAAAAAGAAAAAATAAGAATTGTAGTATTTAAAAATAATTATAAAAATAAAGAGACAAGCCCTGATTTTCAAATACTAAAATCAAAAATGACAGAGGAAGAAAAATATAAAAAAGAAGAAAGAGAAGCAATACAAAATGAAGAAGATTATGAAATAGATAATTCGGATCTTCCATTTTAGGAGGTAATGTAAATGTACAAAATGAAAGAAGAAGTATGTAAGGAAATAAAGAAAAAAAGAATAAATAGAAAATTAGCAAGAACAATTGGTGTAACAGAAGGATATATTTCACAGATAGTAAACCATAGAAAATTAGATATTTCTAAGACAGTTGCATATGCAACAACAAAAGCAATATCAAACAAATTAGAGATTGAAGATGTTTTTGAAGTTTTTTAAAATTTTTTATAAAAAAGTATTTACAAAATAAAAAAAATGAAGTATAATAAATTTACAGTAAACGAATGTACATAATTTAGATATTTCAAGTTAGAAATAACTTTTAATATACATTTAGGGAGCTTGTTTTTTCATTCGTTTGCAAGCTCCCTATTTTGTTTAATTTATGTAGGAAGGAGCATAAAATGGCAAAAGATAGTTTTATATTATATACAGAACAAAAAGCAGTGGTAGATAAATTGACAGATGAGCAAGCGGGGAAATTAATAAAAGCTATATATGAATATGAAGAGACAGGAGAAATTCCTGAGTTGGATAGTGTGCTTGATTTAGTGTTTACTCCATTCAAAATTGCATTAGATAAGAATGATAGTAAATGGGAAGAAATAAAACAAAAAAGAAGTGAAGCAGGAAAAATAGGAGCAGAAAAAAAGAAGCAAAAACAAGCAAAAGAAGCAAATGCTAATTTTGCTAAACAAAAAAAGCAAAAGGAAGCAAAACAAGCTGTAAATGTAAATGATAATGTAAATGTAAATGTAATAAAAAAGAAAAATAATAAAAAGAAAATAACACAGCCTTCTTTAGAAGAAATAGAAAATTACATAAAAGAAAAACAATTAAAAGTAAATGCAAAAGATTTTTATGAATATTTTACTGAAGGAAATTGGATAGACAGTAAAGGTAATGAGGTAAAGAATTGGAAATTGAAATTACTAACATGGGATAAATTCCAAAAAGAAGGAAAACCAAAACAAAAATCAAGAGTACCATATGAACAAAGGCAGTATGATAATTTAGATTTTTTATATGCTAACAAAAAAGAAGGAGGGTAAATAAATGAGTGAAGAAGAAATATTAGAAGAAATAAAAGTAACAATATATGATTTTGATGGTAAACGAGCAAGATATATTGATATTGATAATGTATGTGGTGATGAGTGCGAAAAATTTATTGAAGCAATTGAAGGTTTATTATTTTTATATAAAAAAGAGAAAGAAAAAAATAAAGAACTATTAAAAACAATACCAATAGACAATTATGATGATAGGTATTTAAAGTCTATATATATGGGTGGCTATTATGATGGATTAAGAGCAAAAATAAAAGAAAATTGGGATAATGCACAGGAAGTAGAAATAAAAAGTCAAGTTATACCAAAATATAAGATTAAAAAACTAATTGATCAATTAGAAAAAGATAATACAGACTATTTATTGCAAGATATGTTAACAGACTCAAGAATAACAACAAGATGTATTGAAATGTTACAAGAATTATTGGAGGTAGAAAATGAATAAACAACAAATAAGAAAAGCAATAATAGACAGACTGTGTAGAAATGCAATAGGATATAAAGAGCCTGCATTTCATAGTAAGAATATAACACAACAAGAAAGAGATGCAATAGCAGAAGTAATAGAAGAAATAGTAGATTACTTAGAAAACTATGAAGAAAACACAAAATGGAAAGAATTATACACAGATGATGGGAGGTAATGTAAATGAGCGAATATTATAAATGCTGTATATGTAATAAATTAATCAAAAAAGATAATATATATGGCAATTACGAAAATTATGTTTGTGATGAATGTTGGGAAAAACAAATGGTTTCAAAGGAGGACAAGTAATATGGCATTTGATTTAGACGATGATGAATTAGAAGCTACAAGAAAGCTACATGGTGTAGGAAAAAAGGAAATGACTAACAAAGAAGCAATTAATATTTTAATAGGATTAGCGGTATGTATAGATCCTAAATTGCATTGTGACGATGATTGTCCGTTTTATAAAGAAAATGGAGAATGTAAATATGTGGGAAAACAGTTCGAAACTTCAGAAGCGGTAAAAGCATTGAAAGGGGAGCGATAATAAATGACAGCTGATGAAATGTTTAAAGAGTTAGGATTTGAAATAACAGAGGAAAACAATAGCAAAAACAAATATGACAACGGTATTCAATTTATGAAAGAAGAAAGAAGTATAAAAAAGTATATAGAATTTTATTATTATCATAAACAGATTGTAATTTATACTGACCAATATATCTATGAAAAAATAAAAAGATGGGAAAGTACAATTATAGATATGCAAGAACTACAAGCAATAAATAAAAAGGTACAAGAATTAGGTTGGAAAGGATAAATATTATGGAAGATGAAATTAAAGTAGGAGATTGGATAAAAACTAAAGGTGGGAATATATGCAAAGTATTACAAATTAGAAAGCAGTATAGATTTACAACGAATACAGGGCATCCTTCAATAACTCCTGAAAGATATTTTGTAGATAACATAAAACAATATAGTATTTCAAAACCATATGTTAAAAAACATAGTAAAAACATAATTGATTTAATAGAAATAAACGACTATGTAAATGGGAGTAGAGTAATAGATATAGTAGAAGCACCAGTAAGAGCAGTTTATGTCGATAAAATAACAAAAGGTGCATTAGAACCTATAATAAATAAAGACATACAATCAATAATAACAAAGGAACAGTTTAAACAAATAAAATACATAGTAAAGGAGTAATAGAAAAATGAGAGAGATAAAATTTAGAGCTTATGATACATATACAAAAACAATGTTGCCTGTTGTAGATATAATAAAGTTTACCAAAAGCGAAGACTTATACATAACACAAGATGGAGCATACGGTGTAGGAATAAATATACAATATCAACCATATATAGAATTAATGCAATACACAGGACTAAAAGATAAAAATGGAACAGAAATATATGAGGGAGACATTTTAAAGTATATGGCAATAGCAGATGGAGAGCAAATAGACAAAGTAATATTTGACAGAGGAACATATGTAGTAGACTATTCAGAAGATTATAAACAACCTGTAAATGAAATAAATCATTGTGCAGAAGTAATAGGAAATATATACGATAATCCAGAATTATTGAAAGGAGAATAGTAACAGATGAGTAAAACAATAAAAGTAATAGATTTATTAAATAAAATAGCTAATGGAGAAATACCAAATAAAGTTAAATATAAAGATAGAATTTATGTATGGGATGAAGAATATGAAAACTATCATGTTGAATATGAAAATTGGTGGTTACATCCAGAATATAAGAAATTAAATGATACAGTAGAAATAATAGAAGAACAACAAGATATAGACATACAATCAATAGAAGATATTAAAGATATTTTTATTGAAAATGCTAGTTGTGGAGAAGATGTTAAATATTTAGCAAGAAAATACAATGACTTAATTCAAGCAGTAAAGCAACTAGACAAACAAATAAAAGAAAAGGAGTAGATGAGATATGAAAGTAATGATAAGTCAACCAATGAGAGGTAAAACAGAAAAGCAAATTAAAGAAGAAAGGAAACAGTTAATAAGTGAGTTAGAAGCAGAAGGACATGAGGTATTGGAAACAGTGTTTGATGATTTTGACTGTTATGCAAGTCCAATAGCATATTTAGCAAGAAGCATAGAATTTTTAGATAAAGCAGATGCAGTTGTATTTATGGAAGGTTGGGAAAACGCAAGAGGGTGCAGAGTAGAACATGAAGTAGCGAGAGAATATGGTAAGTATATAAAATATTGTTAAGATAAGGAGTAAATATGGAATGTCAAATATGTGCTAAACAATATCTCTGTACTAAAAAACAATGTACAGGACTAATAAGATGGAGAGAAACAGCTAATTATGGAGAAGTAAGGAGAATAGAAGATGACAAACAACAGACAAGCAAAGGAAGAATTAATTAGAAGATATGGAGCAGAATGTTTTATAGAACGATTAAAACTACGAGATACAAAGGGAATAACTTATAAAGGTAAAGGTCAATATAAGAAGATGAAGATGCTTACATATCATCATATTAAGCCAAAATCAAAAGGAGGACAGGCAACAGTAGATAATGGAGCAATATTAAGTAGCGAAAACCACGCATGGTTCCATCATCAGCCAAAAAGAGAACAAGAAAGAATGAATAAAATGTTCCAACAATTGAAAGAAGATATAGATGAGTTAAGGATAATATATGTAGATGACTTAGATGTAGATTTTAAGGTCGTTGCAACAATATTACAGCTTGATGAAAGAGGCAGGATAATAGAAGAACAAGAAAAAGAAAGATAAATTGATAAAAAATAAAATTAATGATATTATATTAATTGTATATCAGCAGACATAGTGGTCACCCCACAATAATAAGATTGAATTGAGGTTCTAATTTAGGGCTTCAATTTTTTTATTTTAAGTTGTTGCACAAATTAAAAAGTTATGATAGAATAATAAAAAAAGAGAGAAAAGTGTATGTATATTGATTATGATTTTCCTAATTGGAATAAATATATAAACGCAGAAAGAACAAATAAATACATAGCCAATAAAATAAAAAAAGAAGAAAAGCAAATAGTTGCGTATTTGTGTAGAAGAATGAAACCTGTTGAAAAATATCCTGTAATAATTAAAATAAAAAAGTATGTAAAAACAAAAAACACAGATGTTGATAATATAAGAATTAAAGGATTGCTAGATGGTTTAGTAGATATAGGAATACTAAAAAATGATAACTTAAATTATATAAAAAGGATCATATTAGAAGCAGAAATAAGTAAAGAAAAAGACGGAATAGATATAGAAATAATAGAAGGAGCGGAAATTGAAAATACCAAAAATATTAACAAAAGAAAATAAAAAATATTATTTTATAAAATTATTCAAAAATTACGCAATGTATAAAACAGAAAAAGGGATTGTAGAATGTTTTAATTTTCACGATTTAGGTTTAATTAAAGAAGTGAAAAGAGATAGAGAAGCGAAAAATGGCGGATGGATTAAGGCATAAAAAATATTATAACAGGAGTAAATGCCTATGATATACGATAAAGATAAAGTAAAAAAGATAGTAGAATTTAAGGATACAATTGAAAATATAAGATATAAAAAATACATAGAATGGTTATTAAGTTTTTACAATGAATATTATTTACATTCAAGGGAATTTGATGAGCAAAGAAAAAAATATAAAGATATAACAATTAAATATTATGATGCAGAAGAAGATAAATACAATTTGATGGAAAAATACAATGCATTAAACAGAAAATATAATACCATAACAAGAAAAATAAAGGAAAAAAATATTAAGTTGTTCGATGATTAGAAAGGAATAAAATGAAAGTAGCCATAGACAAGAATTGTATAAAAAAAATAAAAGACTTTAAAGAATTTGAATATATATATATCTATGATGATGAAACCATACAAGAATTATTTAAAACAAATTTACATTGTATAAATAAAAGGGCAGCAAAAGATATTGATGTTGATATAAATTTGACAAATTATGAAATTAGTAGTATAAAAAAAGCAGATATAAATGATGAGAATTGGAAACAGCTGCCAAAAACAAAAGAAAATACATTTGTTATAATAGTACCGAATTATAATAATGATCATGGAGATTACAACGGAAAAACATTTTTAAGAAATTGTTTAGATAGCATATTAAATCAAACATATAGGAATTTTTATTTAATATTTGTAGATGATTTAAGCACAGACACATCTGTAGAAACGATTAAAAGTTACAAAGATGAAAGAATACACTTAATAAAAAATAAAAGGAAAAGATATAATGGAGGAAGTAGAAATGTCGGAATTGAGTATGCAATAGACAACTTGGATTTTGATTATTTCTGCTTTTTAGATAGTGATGATTGGTGGAAAGATAACACAATATTAGATTTTATAAATAAAAGAATATATAACAATGAAATGATGACATTGGGTTGTGAAGGAATAGGAGTACCATATAGGCATTACAACGATGTTGAATGTTACGAAGATTTATATGCATTAAATAACAAGTTATGGTGTACAGCATGGAGTAAGGTAATAAGGAAAGATAAAATAGTTTACTTTGAAGAAAGTACCTTGATGGAGGATAGAGTATGGACATATAAATTAGCGGACAATCTTGATTTTGATAAAGTAGTAAATTCAAACAAATTATGTTATTGTTGGAACAGAACTAACATAGATAATAGTGTAAGCCTTGTGAGAAGTGAATTTTGGGATGCTTGTGCTTGGTGTCATATAGGACATCAATTGCAGCTAATAACACAAATGAAGCACAAGGAAATGATACCAAAAATACAAGAAAGAATAAATCAATGTATAGATAAGATAAATAGAGGAATATACCAACAATATTAAGGAGTAAGTATGAAATATATAGTAATGTGTGGCGGAAGGTATCCAGAATTTAGCGAGCCAAAACAATTGATAAAAGTAAATGGTGAAGTATTAGTAGAACGCACAGTAAGATTATTAAAAGAAAACGGAATAGATGATATAGCAATATGTACTAATTGCAATAAGTTTGATTACATAGGAGTTCCAATATTGATGCAAGACAACGATTATATAGCAGATAGCGAACAAGAAAAAATAAACTCAAAAGCCTGTTGGCTAAATGCTTATTATCCGATGGAAGAGCCTTGTTGTTATTTACATGGAGACGTATATTTTTCACCAGAAGCAATTAAAACGATTATAGACACAGAAGTTAAAGATACAATGTTCTTTTGTACATTCGATTGGACAGATGGAGTTAAAGACAGAAGGAATTACAAAGGACGTGAGCCATTTGCATATAAAGTAGTAAATCAAAAGTTATTTAGACAAGGCATAAATGATTTAATGAAAATGGTAGATGAGGGAAAATTTAAAAATGGACTGCCACCTATATGTTGGCAGTTATACAGATACTTAAATGGATTAGAGATAGATTATAACACAAAAGATTGGACACAAATTAACAATATATTTCAAACTAAAGGAGATTATGTAGTTATTAATGATTACACAACAGATGTAGATCACCCAGAAGATGCAAAAATTATGGAGGAATGGTTAAAGAAATGATAATAGCAATGTGTGCAACAAGGAACTGGTATTTTTATACCGCAGTCGCCTTATATTCGATTTTAAGCCATAATAAAGTACAAAAGGTCTATTTATTTATTGAAGATGACAAAATCCCTTATATTCAAGATAAACGTGTTAAATTTATAAACATAAACAAAATTCCAAAGTATGTTAAAGAAACAAGTCTTAATTACAATACACATTATACAAGAATGAGTTATACAAGATGTTTTTTTAGTAAGGTATTGAAAGAAGACAAAATAATATATCTTGATGTAGATGCATTAGTAGTAGATAATATACAAGATTTATGGAACATGGATTTAGAAGGAAATTACATTGCAGGAGCACATGAAGGTGGAGAATGGGATAAACACTTGCAATTACAAGGATTTGATGATACATACATAAATAGCGGAGTGTTGGTAATTGATTTAAAAAAAACAAGAAAACACAAATTAGATGACAAAATGATAGAACTGTTAAATACAAAAAAATATTTATTTCCAGACCAAGATGTAATAAACATAGTATATAAGGGAAAAATAAAACATATTAGCAATATATATAATTCTGCAGAAACAACAGGAATAGTAGATAATGCAAAAATAATACATTACATAAAAGAACACAAAGGGTGGATAAAAGAAAGTCCACGAAGTGAAATATGGTTACATAATTATAAATTATACATAAAAAATTTATTTAAAGGAGGAAAAAAGATGTTTAGAGGAACAGTAGTAAAAAGGTTTACATTAGGAAGCAACCCTGAATACAAATTTGAAGATTTGAAAATTATTTCAAGAAAAGACAGAAATGTAGAAGGGGAACTATTTGTAGGAGATGTAATAGAAGGTAGCAACAAAATGTGTGAATATTTACAAGGTGGAAATCCTACAAAAGAAGCATATTTAGATGATGAAACATTAGAGACTTTTCCTGATGAAAAGGAAATTGAAAAAGAAGAAAAGACTAAAAAGATAGAAAAGAAAGTAACAAAAAAGACAACAACTAGAAGAAAAACAACAAAAAAATAAGAGGTAAAAATGGATAAATTAAAAATAGAGTATGTAGATATTAATAGTATAAAACCATATAAAAATAATGCAAAATTACACCCTGAAGAACAAATAGAACAAATTAAAAATAGTATAGAGCAATTTGGCATGGATGATCCTATAGGGATTTGGAAAGATGAAATAGTAGAAGGACATGGAAGATTGATAGCTTGTAAAGAATTAGGCTATACAGAAGTGCCAATAATAAGACTTGACCACTTATCAGACGAAGAAAGAAAAGCATATACATTAGCACACAATAAACTAACAATGAACTCAGATTTTGATATAGATATATTAAATAGTGAACTGGATGAAATATTAGATATAGACATGTCAGACTTTGGTTTTGAAAATATAGATATAGATTGGGATACAGTAGAAGATTTAACTACTACAAATTATGACAAACCTGAACATAATATGTTAGAATGTCCACAATGTCATCATATAGACAGAGATATACATTTTAAAAAAGTAAAAGATGTTGATATCGACGAAGAAGAATTGAGTGATGAGTAATGAAAGTGTTTTTAAGTGCATTAGAAAATGCTCAAGCAAGTGGAAAAAATGCTAAATCAGTTGCTCAATTATTAATAGAAAAAAATATAAAAATGAATTTTAATTTAATGAGTTTTTATTATATTAAAGGAAAAATAGATTTAGCAAGAATGATAAGAGATAACAGTAAAGAAATATTAATAGATAGTGGAGCACATTCTTTTCAAAAAGGTAAGAAAGTAGATTGGGACAAATATACAGAACAATATGCAGAATTCATAAAAAAATTTGATAAACCTAATGTAATAGGATATTTTGAAATGGATGTCGACAACATAATTGGTTATGAGAAAGTACGAGAATTAAGAGAGAAGCTAGAAAAAGTATCAGACAAGATAATACCAGTGTGGCATAAAAATAGAGGCATAGAAGAATATAAAAAAATGTGTAAAGATTATGAAAGGAAAATAATAGCAATAACAGGATTTAAAAATGAAGATATAAAAGATGAACAATATTTAATGTTTTTAAAGTATGCAAAAAAATATAGATGTAAGGTACATTGTTTAGGAATGACAAGAAGAAAAGTTTTAGACAAAGTACCTTTTGATTATGTTGATAGTAGTTCTTGGGTTCAATCAACCGTATATGGAAGAATAGATGGAAAAGGTAAAGTAACAAAGGAAATGAGTAGAAATAATAGAGAGGTGGTGTTTATAGAAAATTATAAAACAGGTATGAAAATACAAGAACACTATTATAAAAAATGGAAAAAAATATGTAATGATTAAAATAGTAGTAGTTAGCCAAAACCTACTATAAAAAAATTAAGGAGGAATTTTAAATGAATAATATTTTATTAATAGTATCAATTATAGGGATATTTAGCATAATGCTAATAATTAAAAAGTTTTTAGGTAAAGAAGGAATAATAGGTTGGATGGGTATAGCAAGTATATTAGCTAATTTATTATTAATTAAAAGTATAGATATATTAGGAATAAGTGCAACATTAGGTAATGTATTATTTGCAAGTAATTTTTTAGCAACAGATATATTAACAGAAAATTATGGATACAAAGAAGCAAAGAAGGGTGTTAGATTTGGAATATTAGCAGTAATAGTATTTATGATAGTAACGCAAGTAGCATTGTTATATATTCCAAATAGTGAAGATATAGCACAAAGTAGTTTTGAAACATTATTTAGTTTTGTACCAAGAATATCAATAGCAAGTGTAGCAATGTTTGCTTTATCTAATTTAGTTGATATAAGATTATATGAATGGTTAAGAAAGAAAAGTAACGGAAAGAAAATGTGGTTAAGAAATAATATCTGTACAATAATATGTAATGGAGGAGAAAATTTTTTATTTTACTTAATAGCATTTTTAGGAGTAATGGATATAGGAACAATATTAACAATAGCATTAAGTGCAACAATAATAGAAGTATTAATTGCTTTATGTGACACACCGTTTTTATATATTAGTAAAAAAGTAGAAGATAAAATATATAAGTAAAGGAGTGATTAAATGGCAGGTAGACCAAAAAAAGAAATAGATTATATATCAGTTGAAAAGTTAGCTAATATACAATGTACACAAGAAGAAATTGCTAACTTTTTAGGTTTGTCTGTTAGAACATTACAAAGAGATGAAGAATTTTGTCGCATATATAAAAAAGCTCAAGACAATGGCAAAATGAGTTTAAGAAGAATGCAATTTAAATTAGCTGATAAAAATCCTACAATGGCAATATGGTTAGGTAAGCAATACTTAGGTCAGAAAGACAATGTTGAATTAAATGCATCAGTACAAAGAGTACAAATAATAGATAACACTGATGAGGTTGTTGATGAGAATTGAAATTAAAGATATAATAGCACCGCATTTTTGGAACACATTTAAATCAAAAAAGACTAATCAAATATATGAAGGTGGAAGGAATAGCACAAAGACATCAATGATAGCAATAAAGACAGTATTTAATTGTTTAGCAAATGACAATTGTTCTGCGGTAGCATTAAGAAGTCATAAAACAGAATTAAGGAATAGTGTATTTAAAGAAATAAAAAGGGCTTGTAAAAGATTAGGATTAATAGAAAACATTGACTATAAGGCCACAGTATCTCCAATGGAAATTAAATTTAATAATGACAATACAATATACTTTGCAGGTGGAGATGATTACGAAGCGGTAAAAGGTATGATTGATGAAAACAAGCTAATAAAGATAGTTTGGTTTGAAGAGTTGACAGGATTTAAAGATGAGGATACAATAGACCAGATAAAAGCAACATTTACAAGAGGAAATAATGACTGGTTTATGGCAATGTATAGTTATAATCCACCTAAGAACAAATATGATTGGGTAAATCAATGGAAACAAAGTAAAATAGGAGATAAGGATTATTTAATATCACATACAGATTATAGAAGTGTACCAGAAGAATGGATAGGATTAAAAGCTATTGAAGAAGCTGAAAAGTTAAAGAAGAATGATGAAAAAAGATACAATTGGATATGGCTAGGAGAAATAATAGGGCTTGAAGGACTTATATATAATCCTGACTTATTGCAATATGTAGATGAAAAATATTTACAAGACAACAAAGTAAAGATATTATATTTAGATTTTTCAATAGATAGTGGCCATCAAACATCTGCAACAGCAGTAAATTGTTATGGATATGGAACAGATGGATATTGGTATTTGTTAGATATATATTATTATAGCCCAAATGAAAAGCCAAACAAAAAAGCACCAAGTGAATTAAGTAAAGATATATTTAATTTTGAGTTATTAATGACAAAGAAATGGAGTGCAGTTACAGATAAAGAAACAATAGATAGTGCAGAAGGAGCATTAAGAAACCAATACTTCAAAGACTATGGTAGAAGATTACATCCTGTTGATAAGGGAGTAAATAAAGAGCAGTTGATAGAATATAGTCAAGACTTTTTAGCAAATAAGAAATTTAGGATAATAAGAAATAATAATACAAGTATATTTACAAAAGAATTTATAAATTACAAGTGGTTACAAGGAAGCATAGAAAAAGGAAAGCCTATACCAGATAAAACAGAACAAGAATTTAAGGCTGAAAAATACTTTAATAGCTACACAAATGATTATGCTTATACATATTGTGATCATACAATAGATAGTTTTCAATATTGGATTAAAGATAATTTACAAAAATTAGGTTTAAAACAATAATGGGGGGTTAAAATGGAGTTATATAATAATATTGCTAAGACATTAAGCAAAAAAGGAATTAGTTTAATTGTTGGAGATATTTATGAATATCAAGAGATGTGGAAAGAATTTTATGGCGGTAGTGTGTCGGACTTTCATTTTTATAATGCAGTAGTAAATGGACAGGAAGTACAAATGGAAAGACTAACAATGAATATGCCAAAGAAAATATGTGAAGATGTTTCAAAGTTATTATGGACAGAAAAAACAAGAATAGAATTGAGTAGTCAAAATGCTACAAAAAGATTATGGGAAGTATTAGACAGTAAGGAAAATTCATTTACAGTTAACTTTCCAATATTCTTAGAAAAAGCATTAGCAATAGGAACAGGAGCATTAATAGAATATAAGAATAGTGATGGAAAAACAATAATAGACTATATTACAGGAGATTTAATAATTCCTTATAAGTACACTAATTCATATATAAACGGATTAATAACAATTAGTAGGTTTGTAGATGATACAAAAAAGAAAACAGTTTATTATACACATATTACATACCATGAATATGAACATGGCATATACAGAAAATATAATGAACTTTATAAATCTACAAATGAATTACAGCTAGGAAAAGAAGAAGAATTTAATACAATGTTTCCAGATGTAGAACAATTAGAAGAAATAGAAACAAGTGTACCAAGATTTCAAGTATTTAAGCCGAATTTAGCAAACAACTTATATTTAGAAAGTCCTATGGGTATTTCAATATTAGCAAATAGTATAGATAGATTTAAGTCAATTGATATGAAATATGACAGCTTTTATAGAGAATTTAAGTTAGGTAAGAAAAGAATATTGGTAGATCCAACAGCAATGAAAGAAACAATGAAGACAGAGGTAGATGGAACTGTAAGGCTTGTGCAATACTTTGACAGTAATGATGAAGCATTTATAGGGATAAATGGAATGGAAGGACAGCCAGTAAAAGAAGTTGATTTAAGCATAAGAGCACAAGAACATATAGACAGTATTAATGCAGATTTGAATTGGCTAAGTTCTAACATAGGGCTTGGAAATAATTTTTATAAGTTTGATAATGCAGGATTAAGAACAGCAACAGAGGTAATGAGTGAAAATGCAGATGCTTTTAGAACAAAAGTGCATTATGACATTATAGTAAATGATGTAATAGAAGATTTAGTAAAAGTAATATGCGAGATGGAAGGAATAAGCACAAAGAAAATAACAATAATTCCAGATGACAGCATAATAGAGGATAAGAATACAGAACAAATAAGAGCATTGCAAGAAGTAGGACAGGGACTAATAAGCAAGAAAACATATTTAATGCAAGCAAAAGGAATGAGTGAACAAGAAGCAGAAGCAGAACTTGAAAATATACAAGCAGAAAAGATGAGTAACCAAGAAGCGTTTGGATTTAATACTGCAATAAGTGAGGAGTAATATATGCTAACAGAAAAAGATTTTAATAAAATTGAAAAACAAGCAATAGCATTATACAGCGAATTAGAATTAGCAATAATAGAAGAAATAGCATTAAGAATAGCAAATGTAGGATATATTAATACTGTAACATATAATAATATTGTAATATTAGAACAAATGGGATATATGTATGAAGACATAGAAATAATGGTAGCAAGACAGAACAATATGAACATAGAAGAAATACAAAGTATATTTGAAACAGCAGGGATAAAGTCAATTAAAAGAGATGCTAAAATATATGCCTTAGCAGGAATAAAGACAGGTAAAATAAGCGATAAATTAATGAATACAATAAAAGCAAATGCAAATAAGACAGGAAGCAATATATTAAAACTAACAAATACTACGGCAAGTGTATCACAGTTACAATTCATAAACGCAATTAATAAGGCATATTTAGAAACAAGTACAGGAAGTAAAAGTTATTCACAAGCAATAAGAGATGCAGTAAAAAAGGTAAGCAGGCAAGGAGCATATGTACAATATCCAAGTGGAGCAAAAAGAAGTGTGGAAAATGCAGTATCAATGAACATATTAACGAGCATAAATAGAACTTCTGCAGAATTACAAATACAAAGAGGAGATGAATTTGGATATGATATGTATGAAGTATCAGCACATATTGGAGCAAGACCAGAACACGCAGAATGGCAAGGGAAAGTATATACAAAACAAGAGCTATACGATATATGTGGTCTTGATACAGTAACAGGATTATGTGGAATAAATTGTAGACATACATTTTATCCATATGTTGAAGGTAGTACAAGAAGATATACAAATAAAGAGTTAAATTATTTTAAGAATGAAAAGATAGAATATGATGGAAGAAGAATAAGCACATATGATGCAAGTCAAATACAAAGAGGATTAGAAAGAAATATAAGAAGCAATAAAAAAGAAATAGCAGGATTAAAGGGAATGTTGCAAAGTGATAACAAAGATATAGACAAAAAAGAAATACAACAACAATTGATATTAAGCAGAAATAAATTAAGAGAAAAGAATGCAAAATTAAATGATTTTATAGAACAGACAGGATTACATAAAGATAATACAAGGTTAGTAATATAGCCTTATGTTATATACCTTTTTACTTTGTTGCAGGTGTAAAAGAACAATAAAGGAGATTTACTTTTTTAGATTAAAGAAAGGAGTTCTATTATGAACGAAGAAGAAACAAATATTGAAAAACCTGTTGAAAATACAGAAAAAGATGTAAACGTTGAAACAGACGGAACAGGGGTTGGAACTCAAGCCAACGAAAACAAAGATGAGGGAAAAGCTGAAAAGACTTATACACAGGAAGAATATAATGCATTGGATAAGAAGCTAAAAGCAAAATATGAAAAGAAATATGGCGGAATTGACATTGCGAAATATAATGAATGGGTAGAAAGTCAAAAAACAGCTGAACAAAAACAAGCCGAGAAAGAAGCCGAATATGTAGAAAAAGATAAAAAAATCACACTACTTGAAAATAGATTAAAATTAAAAGAAAACGATGTTTCAAAAGAGTATGAGGATTTTGTTTTATTCACTGTTGGCAATATGGAAGGTGAGTTTGATGACAACTTAAGTAATTTCTTAAAAGAAAACCCTAAGTATATAAAGGGTAAAGAAACCACAGAGCATAAAGCAACAGGAACACCTGTAAAAACAGTTAGCTCTAGTGAGAATGATGGGGTATTGGCAATATTAAAAGCTAAACACCCTGAATTAAATATTTAAAAATAATAAGGAGTGATTTTAAAATGGCAAATACAGTAACACCAACAAATGGAACACATAAAAGACAAGAAAGATATGTAGATACAATAGTAGAATTAATGAGACCAGATTTATTAATAAGAAACACATTTACAACAGATTATGAAGGAAGTCCAAAAGCAGGAGCAGTAAAAGTACCTGTAAGAAATACAGATGTACAAGTACAAGATTATGATGTAGTATCAGGAGTGAATTTAACTACATCTGCAACAGATTATTTAGATATACCAGTAAATAAAAATAAAGCTATCAATGAATTAATTGATGGATATGAAGCAGAAGCAGTACCAGATAATTTAATTGCACAAAGATTAGAAAGTGGAGCATATTCAATAGCTACTACATTAGAAGCAGATGCATTAACAACACTAACAACAGAAGGAAATTATACAGCTTCTAAAACACAAGGAACAGATAGTACAGCACAAACAATTTATGCTGATATTCTAAAAGATATTGCACAACTTAAGAAATTAGGTGTAAAAGCTAATAGAATTAAAGTAGCAATTGATAGTGAAACAGAAGTATTATTGTTAACAGATGAAAAATTCTCTAATACAGCATCTCAAATAGGTGCAGAACTTGCTAGACAAGGTGTAGTAGGAAGAATAAACGGTGTAGATGTAATGACAGAAGACTTATCAAGCAAAGGAGCACAGTATATTGTATATGCACCAGATTGGTGTAAAGCAATAGATGAATTTACAATAGCACCAAGAGTAGTTGATATTAGAGATGGAGCACACGTAGGAGCTTCAAAACTTGAAGGAAGAATGGTATATGCAAATGCAGTAACAAATAAAGCTGCAGTTATTGTAAAATTTGAAGCAAGTGCAAGTCTATAATAGGAGGATAAGTTATGGGTATGCTGAAATATGTAACCAGTAGTGAATATATGGAATTGTTAGGTACACAGAGCATACCTAGCAACTTCAATAATTTAGTGATTGAAGCAAGCAGCTATATTAATTATCAAACAACAGGAAAAATTGTTGCAAATAATATTCCTGAAGAGGTAAAATATGCAACTTGTTTAATTATTAATATTTTAAATGAAGAAACAAAAGAGTTAGATAAAATAAAAAATTTGCAGTCACAGAACATAGAAGGTTGGAGTGAAACATATACAAGTCCAGAAGAAACTAAAAAGAATTATGAGGATAAAAAATTTAATGTTTTAAAAACTTATTTATGGAATGTTTTAGGAGTTGATAATAAGCCTTTATTGTATAGAGGAGTTGGTGTAATTGGGTAATTTTTTTATACATTCAATAACAGTATATCATATAGAAAATGATGCTGCTACCAGCACGACCTTTCAAGGAGTTTATTTTAGGCACAACAAAAAGTCAAATTTAATAGATAAACGGAATTGAAAAAGGTAGTACAGGATCAATAACAATACCAACAACAGAGGAGATTAATGTTTTTGTAGGTGATTATGTAATTGAAGGAATAATAGAAGATGAATTTGATTTGAAAACACTTATGAAAAATTATCAAGTATTCAAAGTTGTTAGTGTTGATGACAACAGAAAAGGCGGATTACAACACTATAAAATAGGAGTAAGTGAATAATGAAATTAAATGTCTATACAAAGATGAAAAGTGTAAATCAAATAATAACAGAACATGGGCTGCAAAGAGATGGACGTGTAGAAACATACTTAAGAGACGAGGTTGATAGATATTGTGATGATTATGTACCAATGGATAAAGGGATATTAAAAAAGAATAAATTATATCCAAACAATCATTCAATTAAGTACATACAACCATATGCACATTATATGTATGTGGGTAAGAAAGCAGTTGGAGCAAGTAGACCAGCAGGAGTAAAAAGAAAAATATCAGGTATGTCACTAAAATATCAAGGAGCACCAAAAAGACGGAGCAAAATGGGAAAAAAGAATGGCAAGAGATAAAGGAAATGACATAGCAAGAGATTTGCAAAACTTTATTAAAAGAGGTGGATTTTAAATGGCAGAAAAATCAAAGATGCAATTAATAAAAGAATGGATAGAAACTTGTCCATTGTTAGACGGAGATACAATAAATGTAGATTATTTAAAAGATGAGGTATATTCTTATTCAATAGATAGAACACCAACGCAACCAAAAACAAGAACGTTTATTGATGGCGGTGGAAAAAAACAACTAAGTTTTGATTTTACTGTTACTGCTCCTTTGTCAAGTGTTATTGTTGACAACTTAACCAACAGTAAATTTGGAGAAGATTTTGTGGATTGGATAGAAACACAAAACGAAAAAAGAAACTTGCCTGAAATTAATGGAGCTTTTAGTATAGAATGTACAAGTCCAAGTTATGTTTTACAGAAAACCGATACAACAGCAATATATATAATACAAATGAATTTGACATATTATGAATTAATACATAATGAAGAACAACCAAGTTTATAATAAAAAAATAAGGAGGTAAACAGGAAATGGCAGATGCATTACAAATATATAACAGAGCAGATATAGTTAACTTTATGAATACAGGAACATCACAAAATCCAACATACACAAGAATGCAAGGATTTACAGAGGGCGGAAAATCTATGAACTCAAGCACTTATGACAGAAGATACATAGATGAAAAAACAGAAAGAAGTACAGTAACAGGATATTCTACTGAAATTGCATACAGCTTTGATAGAATAGTTGGAAATTCAATACATGAAACAATTGCAGGAGTACATGACAATGAATTAGTAGGACAGTCAGTTGAAATATTAACAGTAAACACAAGAACAAATGAAGCAAAATTAAGAAATTATAGTATAATTCCTGATGCAGATGGAGATAGCACAGATGCTTATACATATAGTGGAACATTCCACGCAGATGGAGAAATAACAGATGGGACAGCAACAGTTGCTGCAGATGGAATGACTGCTACATTCACACCAACAGCAAGTCTATAAGAAAAGAGGCAGGAATAATCCTTGCCTCTTTTTGTCAAGAAAAGGAGATAAAAAATTATGAAAATATTAAATAAAGAAGTAGAATTTAGTTTTACAGATGCGGATAATATGGAGAAATTAGAAAATTCAATAGAAGTAGCACAACAAAAAATGGAGAAATTAAATCAAAATGACAAAATGAGTGTAATAATATCAAGTACTTATGATATTATTTCTGAATGTTTAGATAATATTTTTGGCAAGGGATTTTCTGCTGAAATTTTTGAAGGGAAAAAAGAATTCAAAAATTGTATTAAGGCATTTAGTGACTTAATGCAAGCTAAAAATGAACAAGATAAAGAACTTGATGATGAAATTAAAAACTTACAGAAAAGCATTAATTTAGCTGAAACAAAATACTCTGGTAATAGAGCAACAAGAAGGGCTAAAAAATAATGAATATATTAGTTGATGATATAGAGCAGGTAGTACAAGACAAAATAGGAATAGAATTTAATACAGATTTTAGAATTGTTATTTTGTTTGAGTTATTAATGCAAGACAATGAAATTAACCAAGAAGCTAAAATCATGCAGGCAATAAATCTTTTCTATCCCAAACCAGAACAAATAAAAGATATAAAAAAAGCAATTGAAGATATAATGTGGTTTTATTGTTGTGGTAAAGAAACAAAAGCAAGCAATGGAAAAGAAGAAAGCAACAAGCAGATATATAGCTATGAATTTGATGATGAGTATATTTATAGTGCTTTTAAGGATCAATATAATATTAATTTACAATCAATTGAATATTTACATTGGTGGGAATTTAAGGCCATGTTTCAAAGTTTAAAAGAGGATAATTTGATTGTAAAGATAATGGGATACAGGTCAATAAATATAGCTTCAATAAAAGATAAAGAAGAAAAGAGGTTTTATAAAAAGATGAAAAAGTTATACGCATTGCCTGATATGAGAACAGAAGAGCAGAAAGAAGCAGACTTTGGAGCAGCTTTTTGGTAGAAAGGAGTGAAAAATGGCAGATGGGTCGGTTACAATTGAAGTAACCTTGACAAGAGATCAATTAGAAAAAGGATTAAAACAAGTTAAATCAGACTTAAATGGATTATCTAAAACAGGAACCGTGTTTAAAAGCATCGGCGGAGCAATAAGCAGTATGGGAAGTGCAATGCAAAAAGCTGGTAAGGTAATTGTAGGAGCAACCGCAGGGATTGTAGCAGGATTAGGAACAGCGGTAGGAAGATTTGATACATTAAAGAACTATCCAAAAGTATTAAGTAATTTAGGAATAAGTGCAGAAGATGCTAAAAAGTCTATAAATGATTTATCTGAAGGAATTGACGGATTGCCAACAGCCTTAGATGATGCTGCAAGTGGTGTACAAAGGTTAGTTGCAAAAAATGGAGATATAAAAAAATCTACAAAATACTTTCTTGCAATGAATGATGCAATAGTAGCAGGAAATGCACCAGCGGAACAACAAAAAAGTGCAATTGAACAACTAACACAGGCATATTCAAAAGGTAAGTTTGATATGATGGAATGGAGAACTTTAATGATGGCTATGCCAGGACAGTTAAAACAGGTTGCTACTGCTATGGGATATGTAAATACAGATGATTTATACAATGCATTACAAAAAGGCAAAATTTCAATGGATACTTTTATGAATGCAATTGTAAAACTTGACACAGAAGGTGGAAAAGGAATAAAAAGTTTTCAAGAACAAGCCAAAAATTCGACGGATAGTATAGGAACGGCGTTAACAAACGTATCAAATAGATTTAAAAAAGGATTTGCAACAATTCTTGAAGGCTTAGATGAGATGGCAAAAGGAACACAGTTCGGAAGCATTGCAGGCATGATTAACAATTTCTCTACAAGCATAAAGAATTTTCTTGATAAAATAGGTAAATCATTAAAAAATAGCGAAAGCGCTAAAAACTTTATAGAAAGCATGGGAAACGCATTAGCAAAATTACAAGAAAAAGTAGATAATTTGTCTCCAGAACAAGTTGACAAAATAGTAAACGCTTTTATAACATTAGCAAAAGCAGGTCCAGCGCTATTAATATTTGGTAAAGTATTTTCAATTATTGGTGGTGGTATAACTAAAATTGGCGGATTAGTAGAGACATTTGGTAAATTAAGCCCAGCATTAGCAGGAGGTGCTAAAGGCGCTACAATTCTAAAGGGAGCGATGGCAGCATTAACAGGTCCTGTTGGAATAGTTATTGCTATAATTACAGCAGTAATTGCAATATTAGTTGTTTTATACAAAAAATCTGAAATATTTAGAAATGCAGTAAATGAAGCATTTGCATCAATAAAATCAGCTTTGATGAGTACATGGGAAACAATAAAACCTGCATTAGAAGAATTATGGAATGCATTGCAAGAGTTATGGGTAGCAATACAACCAGTTGCAAAGTTTTTAATAAATGTTTTAGGAGTAGCAATTAAAATTATTGCCAAACTATTGGCACAGATAATACCAGTTATAGCAAAAATAATAGTTTTAGTTATTCAAGTATCTACTAAAATATTAACAGTAATAATAAATGTAGTAACAAAAATAATAACATTCTTTACGAAAACAATACCAGATGCTTTCAATAATTTAATAAATAAAATAAAAGAATTTGTTACAAATGCAATAAACTTCTTTAAGAATTTTCCTTATAATATGGGGGTTTTAATTGGGAAAGCAATAGGACATTTGATTAATTTTGGAATTAGAGCAATGAACTTTGTGAAGACAAAAATTCCTCAAATAGTAAATGGTATTGTAAATTGGTTTAAACAATTGCCAAGTAAAATATGGAATGCTTTAGTGGCAACAATTCAAAGATTTATACAATGGTTGTCAAACATGAAATCAAAAGCTAGTAGTGGTGCATCAAGTGTGTCAAATTCAATAACAAATGGATTTAAAAGTTTGCCAAGTAGAATGTTAAGTATAGGTAAAAATATAGTGCAAGGTTTGTGGAATGGCATTAAAAATGCAGGACCTTGGATAAGACAAAAGGTTGGAGAATTTGCAAGAGGAATATTAGATGGAATGAAACAATCTTTGGGAATACAATCTCCATCAAAACTATTTAGAGATGAAGTAGGAAAATATATAGCAATGGGTGTAGGCGAAGGATTTACAGACAACATTGCAAAAGTATATAGACAAATGAAAACCGCAGTAGATTTTGAAACACAGAAATTAAGTGCTAATTTAAGTACAACAGCAAGCTTCAATAAATCAATAGTTGCAAATATTAATATTGTTGGTGATGTAGACTTAGACGGAAACAAAGTAGGAAGATTATTAACACCTTCAATAAGCAGAACATTAAGAACGGCGGGTGTGTAATATGATTAGATTAATTTATAATAATACAGTATTTAAAATATTAGATGAATTTCAAATAGAAGAAAGCATAAAAGAAGTAACATTTAATGATATAAAGATTGATTTTACTGGTTATGGACTTTCCGATATGCCTTTAAAATATCAAGAAGTGCAAATAAAAAAATGTAAAGATAATCAAGATATATTAACAGAAGGGAATGTATTGTTTTTTGGTTATGTTGACACTATAAAATTATCAGAAATGAAATCTAGTGATAGTGAAAGAGAGTTAGAAATTACAATATTAAGTCCACGAAAAATGGCAACACTTAGAACTGTTACAATGATTGGCACTTATCAATTAGATGATGCAATAAGAAAAATTTTTGAGCCTTTAATTAATGATGGATATACATTATTAGAACTTAATATAGAAAAATCTCAAATTCTATTATCTTATATTGCACAGTCAATTGAAACAATAATGAATGATTTGGGATATAAAAGAAATTTAGTGTGGTCGATAGATGACAAAAAAAATATTAAAGTAAATACCATAGATTATATGTTTGGTAAAAATATTTCTAAAAATATAAGTTCTGTAGATGGGCTGTTAAAAATAGATCCAAAAATAGAGGCAACAGATTATGCTAATATAATTAATTTTAAAAACGTAAGATTAATATATAATGGTGGAGATTATGCAAGTAATGTTCACACACCAAAAAAATTTTGCGTGTTATCAATGCCTAAAGTTGTAAAAAATGGAGATATTGTTGAATTTAATTATCCTATTAGCATAAGCAAAGAAATTGGTAGACAAATATATCAAGAAAAAGAAGATGATTTGCCAGTAACATTATTACATCTTTCTAACTCTTATAATCCAACAACAGAAAATCCTAAAATATTTATAAGTATACAATATAATGGAACAACAGATAATGTTGAAACAAATATTGTGGCAGGAACTATGACTTTTTCTGATGATGAAGGAGAAGAAGGAAATATAGTTTTACAAAGGGATAGTTTTTTTCATGATTTAATAACGGGCTTTAAGTATAATGGTAACAGTACTATAACAATAGACGAAATATATACAAATACTGCATTAAGATATGTAACAATGAAATTTGTTGCTTCTACAGAAATACAAAAATTAAAAGGTATTGTTTCTACGACAGGACAGATTGAAAAAAATGTTGATTTAAATGAAACTTGGTTTACAATAGATGAATTAACGGATTATGCTAAGAACTTATTAATTTCAAATACAAATGTTATAAATACTGTTGAATTAGAATATGACACAGATCCTTTACTTAATGTTGGAGATATTGTAAAAATTGATTTGGAAGATTTTTATATACAGGGAACATTTGCAGTAACAAAAATAAAATATAAATACAAAAATAAATTAGAACAAAATTGGCAAATAACTTTGCAAAATTCAGATATAATTTCATCTTATATAGATTTATTTAGGACAGAACAATCACAAGAAACCGAAACACAAGAAAATAGTATAATAGTAGGAGAACTTATAGATGAAACATTAACAGAAATCCATGATGTCGAGGAGGTGCAAAATGAGGGTTAAAAATGATTATATAATAATAAACAATGGTAAAAAAGAAATAAAAATACATAACATAATTTTAAATACCTATGTTAGTCAAATAATAAGTAATCAATTTATAACAGTTTATGGAAATAGGCAAGATTTAGATATGAAAAGAGTGTATTTAAGGCTTGATGACAACTTGGATTTTGATAAAACTTCAGTTTTGTCAATCAATGATTTTAATTTAAGGTCTCCTTTTAGAAAAATAGGATATGATTTATCACCTTCACAATGCGTTATGGAATACTCTTATTTGTTTGACAATGAAGCATACAATGTTTATGACATTGATAATGAGGATTATATAACAAGTTTAGAGCCATATGTTGGGAAAAAAATTACTGCAATTGGTTTTGGGAACGATGAAGGATTAATATATGCTTGTGTTGATACGTCTTTATATGGATTATATATAGAAGATGCAACTGAAGTTTTTTCAATAAACAGAAGAGATATTATTGCAACAGATACAACTTTTTATGCATCTTATTCCCGAGTTAAAGGTCCATTGCATGTATTTAACGGACAGGAAGATGGTAATCAATACGACAAATATATTTATGATATGTCTCCTAGATTATTTGGTGTTTTATATTCTGTGGGAGTTGGGATTATTCCTAATAATATGAATGTAGAAGTGCCACTAATACCTTATGAGCAACACCTTGAAATAGAAACAAATAAAATCAATATATTAGATGAATTTGACATAGAATATAATTCAGAAGGATTGTTTCCAGCTATGGATTTATATCCAAGCACAACACAATATCCCGAAAGAATTGTTACTGAATTATATCCAAGCGAAGATATATATCCAGCAATTGATATGTATCCTGTAGAAGCACCCTATCAGTATATGCAATTGAAATATAAAATATATAGATATGAAAGATTAAACTATACGGATGTTGTAACAGATACTGGAGATTATTACGTATTAAGTAAACCTATACAAAGAAAAAATAAAGTTAAAATGAATATAGAATATATAGGAAGTTAGGAGGTAAATTATGCAAAAAATAAATTGGATAAATGGACAGGCAGGTGGAACACCGCTATCTGCTGAAAACTTAAATCAAATGGAAGATTATATTGAAGAAGCAATTGGAGAAGATTATTCTACAGATGAATACGATACAGGGAAAAAATGGATAGATGGAAAAAAAATATATGGAAAAGTAAAGTTATTTACTTCTGCGGTTTCTTTCAACACCCCATATTCAATGGGCATAACACCAGATACTGTTGTAGATATGAGATGCTTTTGTAAGTATGGTAGTGATAGTTCTTGGAGACCATTGCCTTGGTTATATTCGCAGAACAATACTATAGGTGTTGGCTCTTGGGCAGGAGGCTTTTATTTCAAAAATCAAAGTGTATACTTCCAAGCAGGTGATAACTTGATTGGTTCTTCTAAAATAGTATTTGTTATGGAATACACTAAGTAGAAAGGAGTAAAAATGGCAATAATAATTAATTATGGATTTGAAAAAGATTTTATTCGTGGTGACACGAAGGTATTAAGTAAATTTAGACCAGTTGAAGCTGGCGGCGAGCCTATGGCACTAAAACAAGATGACCAGTTATATTTCACCATGAAAGATAGAAATAAGGTTACAAAAGTAAAGAAAAAAATAGGCAATGGTATAACATTAGAAAGCGATGGTTATTATCATATTACACTTGAAACAACAGACACAGAAGACTTGAATGCTGATATATATAAATATGATATAGAATTAGACTTAGCAGAAAATCCTTTGTTTGTACAAACATTAATAGAAGGTGAGATAAAACTAAAAGAAGATGTAACAACAAAGGAGGATAAGACAAATGGATAATGAATATAGTGTTGATGTTGTAGTAGAAAATGATGAAGAAATAGCGGTTGATGTTAAGGCAGATATAATAAAAACAAAACCTAAACTACAAGACAAAGAAGTGACAATTATAACAAATGGAACAAATACTGTAACTTATGATGGCAGTTATGATGGGTTGAGTAATGTTGAAATAACAACAGATGTTCTTGCTCCTTTGCCTGTATTACAAAATAAATCAGTAACAATAACAGAAAACACAACAACAACAGTAAGTAAAGATAGTGGTTATGACGGATTAAGTAGTGTAGAAGTAACGACAAATGTACCGAGTACAAGCATACCAGATTGGACACAAATTGGATATAGTAATGTACCTCAAGGTCTTTTAAATGATTTTGCTTATTCAAAAAATATATATGATAATTGGGATGTAAACACAACAAATATGTCAAGCAAATTTTATAATGATACAAATTTAATTTATGTTCCTTTAATTGATACACATAATGTGTTAGATATAAGGTCTGCTTTTTATGGTTGTATTAATTTAATTTCTGTACCATTATTAAATACTGAAAATGTAGCTAATTTCAATGCGTGTTTTTATAATTGTGCAAGATTGCCTGCAATTCCATTATTTAACACTAGTAGTGCAACAAATATGCAACAAATGTTTAATGGTTGTGCCAGTTTAACTGTAATTCCATTATTTAATACTAGTAGTGCAACAAATATGCAACAAATGTTTAATGGTTGTACTAATTTAATAACAATTCCATTATTTAATACTAGTAGTGCAACAAATATGTTTAATATGTTCTTAAATTGTTCAAATTTATCAAATGACAGTTTAAATAATATTATGACTATGTGTATTAATTCTGCAATAACATCAAATAAAACATTAAAAAGGTTAGGTTTATCATCAGCACAAGCTACTACTTGTCAATCATTAAGTAATTGGGAAGATTTTGTAGCTGCAGGATGGAGTACTGGATATTAATAATAAAGGGGTGATTAATTATGGATAATATATCAATAGATATGTGGATTACAATAGCAACTATAATAGCTACTTTAATTATAGGACAGTTAACAAAGAAATTCACAAATTTAAAATCAAAACAAATACCACTGCAAAATATTACAATAGGAATAATAGTATGTTTAATAGAATTTGCAATAACAAGAGACATAAATATAGCGGTAGCAATGAGTGGATTAATTAGTGGTGGAACATATGACTTAGGGAAAGCTATAAAACAAGTATTTGGCACAGAAGAAATATATGCAGAAGATTTAATAGAAGAAACGCAAGAAACAGAACAAGAAATACAAGATGAAGAATTTGAAAATGAGGAGGGATAGATATGTGGGAACAAGTTAAACCATTTAGTATTAGAAAAATGGGAAAAAGAAAAGGATATTGCTTGCAAAATGTTAGACTAGGATTTGGCATACCATCAAAATATGCAAGTGCTAAAGTTGATATGGAAGCTAACAAAAGAGCAGGAACATTGCACCCTATATCTACTATTCCAACAAATGTATCTGTTCCTGTTTATGTAGATACATCAAGTAAATATGAACATATTATAGTATGTGATCACGGAACATATTATTCAGATGGGAAGAAATTAAAAACAACTAAAGGATTAAATTTTTTTGGTTGGGGTGAATTATGCGAAGATGTAAGAGTAGTAAAACAAGTAGCGGATAAAAAACCAAAATCAAGATACACACCAGGAAGCTATGAAGTAACAACAGACACATTAAGAGTAAGGAAAAAGCCAAACACATCAAGCAAAATAGTGGCAAAAATTCATAGAGGAAGTAAACAGGGTGTAGATAAAACACAAGGAGACTGGGGGCATCTTATGAACAACGCAGGGTGGATTTGCCTTAATTATTGCAAGAAGATTTGATAGATTTTAAAAGTTGTGATATAATTATTACAGATAAACAAAAAATATAAAAAGGAGAAATACAATGGCAGAAGAATTTGTAAGTGTACACGAATTTAATTTGCTAAAAGAAGAAGTGCAAACAATTAAGCAAGAAATGGCAGAAAATCAAAAGCTATTGCAAGTTATAGATAAAAAAATTGATGTTATTTTTGAGAAAATATCAAATGCAGATAAAACAGACGAATTGAAATTACAACCAATAACAGCTAGAGTTGCAAAATTAGAAGAAAATCAAAGTTGGTTGGCTAAAACTGTTGCAGGAACGATTATAGCAATAATTATAAAAATTATATTTGAATTTGCAAATGGAGGAATTTAAAATGGAAAAAGAAACATTGGCAACAGAAATGTTAAAAGAACTAAAATCAAATGCAAAAAGATGGTTTATAATTGCAGTAGTGGAATTAGTTTTGTTAGTTGGAAGTAATATATGCTGGTTGATATACGAAAATCAATACGAAATAATAACAACAGATGAAACAGAACAAAGTATAGAAGATATAGATAATTCTGCCAATTCTAATTATACACAAACAATTAAATAGGAGATGATGCGTAAATGAAAATGTATCAAAAAAGAACTGTAACAAAAATAAGGAGAAAAGCAAATGGAAACTCCAAAAAAGTTAGAAGGAAAAAGAAACGTTGATTTTGATTTCACACAGCCAGAACTTGATCACATATTAAAAAATGCAAGATTTAATGAAATACAAAGAAGGGTTTTTAATAGACTAACTGATATAGATGGAAGGCAATCAATAATTAAAATCAGCATAGAAGAAAACATATCTACAGCAACAGTTAGTCGCATTATAAAACAAATTAAAAAGAAAATACTGAAATTAATATGATAAAAAGATAAGAAAAAGTCGATATTATTATCGGCTTTTTTTATTTTATACTTTAATTACATAAAAGAAAGGAGATGTCAAGAAATGAAAAAAGAAAGTCGAAATATGTACAAAGTAGATTTTGCTAGGCATCTTCTTTTAATTTTGAAGAAATTAAATAGCATAGACAAAAAAATAGGCTCTAAAATCAAAAATAAGACAGTTTAATATTTTAGACAATAAAGTTATTGGGTAGCATATTAAAATGCTTTTAAAGTTAAAAATAAAAAGAAATAGGAGGTAATAAATAAGATGCCATATCCATATTATCAAAATAGTCAATTATATATGCAAGATTTACAAAATATGAAAGATAGAATAGACAGACAAATGCAACAATTACAACAAAACCAACAGCAACAAATGCCACAACAACCAATTACACAAAACTTTCAATTAGCACCAACCCCCACGAACAATGAGTTGGAAATTAAATATGCTGATAATATAGCGGAGGTGAAAAACACGTTTGTAATGAAAACAGGAATATTTGTAAATAAAGATTTTTCTACAATGTGGGTAAAAGATGTTAGTGGGAATATTAGAACATTTAATACACAGGAAGTAGTTGAAATGGATGAAAAAGATAAAGAAATATTAGCATTAAAAAAAGAAATAGAAAATATGAAAGGAATGATGGCAAATGCAACTCAATATGATAACACAAACATTAATGAACCAACTAAAAACGAAAAACCCAAAAGGATTTCAAGCAATAAACACATTAATGCAAAACAATAATGATCCGCAGGCTATTTTACAACAAATGATGTCTGGAGCAACTGCAGAACAAAAAGAAAATTTGTTTAAGCAAGCTAAAAATTATGGAGTACCTGATGAAATTCTTTCAAAAATACAAAACATGAAATGATAATAATTTTTATATTATTATAAATATTTTAAAGAAAGGAGGATAAAACTATGGGAGATAATATGAGCCCAGCAGATGTGGCTGCAGTTGTTGGTAACACTGATAGAAACGTTGGTTATGGCTATCCAGTATATCCTTATGGCGGTGGATTTGGTAACAGCGGATTTGGAGGAGATGCTAGTTGGCTATGGCTAATAATTATCCTTGCCTTGTTTGGAGGTTGGGGAAATAATGGTAATGGCGGATTTGGTGGTTTTAATAATGACTATGCTTGGCTATCAAATGGTCAAAAAGAAATTATGCAAAACACCAATGACGGATTTAACACACTACAATTAGCTAACCAATTAACAGGAATTAACTCTGGTGTACAAAACTTATCTACACAGCTTTGTAACTGTTGTGCAGATGTAAATTCTAATTTATGTAATGGATTTGCAGGGGTAAATGCAACAGTAAATGGTGGATTTGCAAATGCTGAAACATCTGCTAATGCTAGACAAATGGCAAATATGCAACAAGCATTTAGCAACCAATTAAGTACTTTACAAGGGTTTAATGGTGTAAATTCTGCATTATGTGATGCAAGTGCTGAAAACAGATTAGGACAGGCTAATTTGACATCAACAATATTAGCTGAAAACTGTGCTGATAGAGCAGCATTACAAGAAGGAGTTAGAGATATAATTACTAACCAAACAGCTAATACTCAAAGAATAATTGATGAAATATTTAGGGATAGACTAGATGAAAAAGACAGCAAGATTTCTGATTTACAAAGAGAATTGCAGATGGCTGATTTGAAAGCATCACAAATTGCACAAACACAAGCAATTACTCAAAATATCTATAATGAATTAAAGAACTGTCCTGTTGGAACAGTGCCAGTATATGGCAACCAACCAATATTTACTTGTCCAAACAATAGTTGCGGATGTGGAAGTGCCTTTGGAAGCACAATAGTTTAATAGCAAAACGTCGATAAGACAAACCTGATTACAGGAACTTGCTAAAATAAAGGGATATAGCAAGTCTATATTCCTTTTTAATTTGAAATAAAGGAGGAAACGATATGAATGGAGTAATACAAGCTATACAAGAAACAGAAAGAGCATTAACTTCTAATACAGCTTCATTGCCATTTGATACAGTTGATTTAAGGACTAGAAGTGCCATGAATTGCACAGGATTTATAAACCATAACGAAGGGAGTGCTTTGTTTAGTATATTAGATGGCGGAATATATGAAGTAACATTTAATGCAAATGTAACAAGTGCAACTGCTGGAAATGTAGCATTAGCCTTATTTGCAGATGGAACACAAATAGCAGGAACAGAAATGGATGCAACAATAGCAACAGCAGGAGACTGGGAAAATATAAGTTTTGATAAAAAGATAAGAGTATGTTGCAAAGGTACTGTAAATTTAGCAATTACATCATTGCCAACAACAACATTTAGTGGAACAGGCACACCAGTAATAACAGATACAGAAATTCCAATTATAAAAAATGCAAACATAAATATTGAAAGGCTTGCGTAATGAATAAATTAGAAGATTTTTCAAATTGGTTACAAATATTTAGTTTTTTAATATTAATAGAAGATTTTAATAATACCGATTTAATGAAGTATTTGGCACACCAAGATGAATTATTAGATAAAATAATAAATCAAAACAATGAGATAATAACTCTATTGAAAGGGGGAAAATAGTTTTGGATATAGAGGAAATTATTGAAACAATAGCACAAAATGGCAGATTAGAAGATATGGAAAAATTATCTGATATATTAGAAGATACAATGGAAATTGTAAAAAATTATGATGAAAAATGCTATGAAGATTTTGAAATGGAATTATATAAAATGGCTTATGGAAATAGGTTGAATTTTGAAATGGCTGAAAATATAGTAGAAAAAATGAGACCTTATGGAAAAAAATGGAGCATAGAAGAAACAAGACAAATGCAAGAACAAAGAGGCATAGTTGATATTTCTGATGTAGATTTTTATGTGGTTATAAATAGTGCGTATAATGATTATCAAAATCTTTTTGGCGAAAACTTAGAAGATTATATAAGATTTACAGTAGATTTTATAAAAGATGAAGATGCAAAACAAGATAAAGTTTTTTTGTACTATACTCAAATACCAGAATAGAAAGGAGAAATAAATATGAATGATATGAGGGATTATGATAACAGAGATTACAGATATGACAACAGGTATTATGACGAAAACATACATGGCAATATGGGATATAGAGAAAACTACAGAGATGATTACAGGGAAGATTACAGAGATGACTACAGAAACTATAGAGACTATGATTACAGAAGGGATTATGACAGACGTGGTGGAAAAATAAATAACAGAAGCTACCGCAATTATAGAAATTATAGGGGCGGAGATTACTACGAGGAATTAGAAATGTTGATGATGGATATAAAAGAAACATCAAGAAAAATAGAAGATATTGCTGACATGGCTACTAATCCACAAGATAGAAATATGCTTATGAAAATAGCTCAGAAAGAAAAAGAAAACCATAGTTTTATAAAACAATTACTAGAAAAATAAAATGAAAGAAATATGTAAATTTATAATTAATGATAATATATATACAATTTATGATGTTGATAAAATAACAGGAAAAGATAATTATGTTGGAAGATCACATTATGAAGATAGAACTATATATATTGAAAAAGGAAATTTAAAAGATATGTTATTGACTTTAAAACACGAACTTATGCACGTTTGGTTATACGAAAACGGACACACAAACCAAGACGGAAAAGAAGTGTTTGACTATGAAGATATGTGCGA